AAAGTTGAATTATCCTTTGCTCCAACACCTTCACGAGCGGTTGAAAATACAGACGTCGTTGTTCCTCGATTCATCAACGGAGAAGGACAATTTGTGCAGCCAAAACCACGCATCCTGTATTACTTCGCTGACTTCTTTGTGAACATGTACGATGAAGTAAGTGGTGACGTAGTGCAAACGGCGGTTAAGTGTTTGAACAACTACTCAACCATGAACGCAACGGTGAGCGATTCAGATTTGAACTTCGCTCCTGAAGTACCATTACACACAATCATTGCACCGCCATACGACAACTTATACAATCGTTGGTGGCGCAATTACTATCGTGAATTATATGACGGACAGGCAAGGATAATGGAAGGAATGTTCGCACTAACGTTGAACGATATTTTCACGTTTCAATGGAGCGACAAAATATGGATTGTCGATTCATGGTGGCGCATTCTGGACGTTGAAGGTTACGTTGTAGGGGAACAAGAAATGACGAAGGTGAAGCTCATTCGTTTGCTCGACATAGACAACGACTGCGATATTTTGCCCGTATCGGCTAACTTAGACCAAACGTTGAATTGGGAAACTCCGAATGGTGATCCTGCAACGGTGACTGAAGATTGTTGTCGTCGCTTTGGTTATTATTGGAACAGCACAAAGAACAATTGTTTCTCTGTTCCAAACAATGGTACACGTTCATTCATTACTGCGACTGCACCAACGTTAGCACCAACTCGCTTCGGCGCACCGGTTAACTTCAGCGCAGCAACAACGCAACCCATTAAGACAATAACGACTGACTATGTTGTAACAAACTTCGACCGTGTCTTGATTGGAGACGAAACAGCAGGGAACATCACCATTTATTTGCCTTCTTCGACTACAACAATGGGACGTGAAATAATCATTCAGAACAAGACAGGAGTGAATGACGTGATTGTCACACCATACACGGGTGAATACATCAACGGAAGTCTTTCTTTGGTTTTAACAAACGCACGACAAACAGTAACACTTATTTCTGATGGAACAGACTTCACAACAACAACTGCAAAATAGAGCGCACGAGATGGTTGCGTGCTTAGAGTTTCTTAAATTGAACATTAAGACTGAAGGCGATAATGGCAAAATGGCTAACGGAAAGCGTAAGCTCAAAATGTGGAAATACTACGCATTGAAAGTCACTCGTATTTCAGTAAACGTTGTGTTTTGGATATTTATAATTTATAACATCTTCTTCTAATGGCAAACACAATAGATTTTAACGTAAGCACTAATGCAGTAACTGTCCTTAATCAAACAACTGAAGCTGCTGAAAATACCGCACAAGGTTTTACAAGTGCTAAAGCAGAACTTCGTGCGTTGCAGAATCAAATGCTGCAAATGGATCAAACCAGTGCAGAGTTCAAAAAAGCTGCTGAACGTGCGGCTGAATTAAAAGACAATATTGGCGACTTATCTGCTGAATTGAGAGCCAACGCTGGTAATGCGTTTGAAGGTGTTTCGAATAACATTTCTTTGTTTGGTAGTCGATTGATGTCTTTAGATTTAAAAGGTGCAGGACAAGCTTTGACAGCAGTTGGGGAAGCATCTAAAAAAATCGGATTTAAAGAAATGGCTACCGAATTAGGTGGTCTTATAAAAGGGGTTATAAGTTTAGGAAAAGCATTGATAACCAACCCATTGTTTTTATTAGGGACGATAATCGCTACAATTGTAACAAATTTTGATTCGCTTTCTAAGTCTGGTGGAGTTTTAGGAAAGATACTAACTGAAATTGGTAACTTAATTGATTGGGCAATTCAAGGTTTTACCGATTTGACAGATGCAATTGGTTTAACTTCTATTGCAGCGCAAAAAGAAGCTGAAAAAATTAAAGAAGTTGCAGAAGAAATCCGCAACGAGCTTGCTAATATTGATAAAGATATTTCAGCTGAAAAAGCAAAAGCATTAAAAGATTTTAATGATAATATAAACGAAGCGTATAAGTCAGAAAAAGACAGAGTTGACTGGATTATTGAGCAGAATGAACGTCAAATGAAATCTTATGAAGAATTATATAATAACGGAATTACATTAAATGAAAGTCAAAATGCTGCTTATGAGTATTTAAAAACAAGCAATGAAAAATACAAAGAATATCTTAAAGACTTTTCAAAAGATGTAAATGAATTTAATGAAAAGAAAAGAAAAGAAGCAGCAGATAAAGCAAAAAAAGCACAAGATGAAAAGGATCGTTTGCAAAAGGAAGCAGATGATAAAGAATTGGAACGTCGTAAAAAGTTAAATGATGAAATGATGGCAGAAGATGACCGAATGGCATCTATTGACATTGAAGACTTAATAGCACGACAAAAGAAAAAAGGTGATGCGATACTTTTAACCGAAATGCAAATTCACGCAAATGCTACTGCGTTGAGAGCAAAACAATCGCAAGAAGAACTTGATGAATTAAAGAAAGCAGAAACAGCAAAAGCGCAATTGCGTGTCGATGCTTTGAAGACTTCGTTGTCAATTATCAGCGACTTAACCACAGCGTTTGCAGGAAAGTCTGAAGCACAACAAAAGAAAGCGTTCAATATACAAAAGGGTGTCAGCATTGCAACAGCAACAATCGACACTTACTTAGCAGCGCAGGGAGCGTATCGTTCTCAAATGGCTATTAGCACACCAGACGCACCTGTTCGTGCAGCAATAGCAGCAGGAATCGCAATCGCTCAGGGTCTTGCTCGTGTTGCAATTATCAGCAAACAACAATTTAACGGAAGCGGTTCAAAGAGTGGTGGTAGCAGTAGCGGTGGAAGTATTCCTTCCGCAGGTGGTGGAATGAACGCACCTTCACCGGCTAACTACGACTTTTTAAGTCAGCAACCCAACCAACAACCACCGCTTCAAGCGTACGTTGTAAGCACACAAGTGAGTAGCAATTTAGAAGCACAACAATTAATAAATAATCAAGCCCGATTAGGAGGATAAAACATGAAAAAAATTAAAGTAATTGAATACGGCATTGACGATGCTGGACTTTTAGGAGTGTATGCAATAAGCGTAGTTGAACAACCTGCAATAGGTGTCGACTTCGTTGCATTATCAGAACAACACAGCGTGAAGTTCAAAGAAGATTTCAGAGGTCTTCTTTATGGTGCGTTATTGATTCCCGACCAACTAATATATCGACGTGACGAAAAGACTGACGAAGAATATTACGTTAAGTATTCAAAAGAAACGATTCGTGCAATCGCTTACAACTACTTGAAACAAGCGAACCAAAACAACGCAACCGTTGAACACGCAAAAGTTGTTGATGGAGTGTCGCTCGTTGAAACGTGGATAATTGAAGGCGAGAATGACAAGTCAAAGAACTTCGGCTTTTCCCTTCCAGAAGGGACGTGGTTCGTTTGCATGAAAGTAGAGAACGAAGAAGTGAAGAAACAGATACAAAACAAAGAAGTGTTAGGCTTTTCAATCGAAGGAAACTTCATCGCTGAGAAAGAAATGTATTTGAGCGAGCAAATACCTTCTTTACTTCAAGAATTAGAAGCAATTCTTAAAGGCGAATAAATGAACATAGAAGCAGGGGGGTTTCTAAAAGTTGAATTGTTCAACGATGACGCTAACCTGTTTCTTCTTGCGCTCACGAAGATAACGAATGAGAGCGGCAAAATGGGTTTTAAGACGTATGGTTTGAACGAACAAGAAATCAAGGTGCTGAATGACATTCTTGAAAATTTAGGATAAAAAAAAACGAGGGGTAACTACTCCCCTCGTCAAACCTAAAATCAAAAAGAAACTATGAAAAGAATCAATTATGAAACAAATGTACATTCTTTTCTATTTAGGAACTAAATATTTAATTAAACAAATTATGAACTTACGAGAAAAAGTAAACGCTCTTTTCGCAAAACATAATGTTAGCCTTTCTGCTGAAGAAGTAGTTGAGGTGAAGCAAATGGTTGAAGCGATTCTTGAGGACGGGACAAGTATCTACACAGACAGCGACACTTGGGCAGCTGGTGTTCGTGTATTCGGCAAAGACGCAGACGGCAACGACGTCGAGTTGATGGACGGCGAATACAAGACAGCAGAAGGAATCACAGTTGTTGTTGCAGGTGGTCTTGTTGTTGAATTGAAACCAATGGAAGAAGAAGCTCCAGAGGTTGAAGTTGTAATCGAAGAAGAACAAGCAACAGAAGTTGTTGCGGATTCTTTCAACGCAGAAGTTGAAGGTCTTCTTTCTTTGGTTGCAAAATTGGAAAGCGAACTTTCTGAAATGAAGAAAGCGAACGCAGAACTTTCATCTAACGTTGAGAAGTTGAGCGCACAACCTGCTGTTCAATCAATCAAAGAAGTAAAACAATCAAAAGTAAACACCCCTTCTAAGCCATACGCTAAAATGTCGGCAGAGGAGCGTTTCGTATTTCACTTAAACAAATAAAAAAAAACAAACAATAAAAAATGGCTACTACTACATCATTAACTACCACCTATGCAGGTAGAGAAGCGGCAGGATATATCCGTGCTGCATTTTTGAGCAACGAATCGCTTGCTGCGGTTACGTTCAAAGAGAACATCGAGTACAAACAAGTTGTTCGTAAATTAGTTGATAACGTTACTTTTGCTAACGCAACTTGTGACTTCACACCAACAGGAACTGTAACACTTACAGAGCGTATTTTGACTTTAGAAAAATTCCAAATCCACAGATCTTTGTGTAAAAAGGATTTTTTAGCGGATTGGGAGGCAAAATCAGAACAAGACGGATTCCTTCACGCTTCATTAACTGACGCATTAATTGCTAACGTAATGGCGGGTATGGCTGCAAACAACGAGGTTGTTATGTGGCAAGGTGTTAACGCAACAGCAGGTGAGTACGCAGGTTTCGAAACTTTGTTCTTGGCTGACGCTGCGGTTCTTGATGTTTCTTCTCCAGTAGCAATCGATTCTACTAACGTAATCGAAGAAATGGCTCGTTTAGTTTTAACACTTCCTACTCGTGTTCGTCGTGCTACTGAAAAGCCTGTTATCGCTGTATCTTCTAACGTTGCTGAAGCGTTCAGAACTGCAATCTTAGGTTTAGGCGGTGGTTCTTACTTGTATCAAGGAGAAACTGTTAAGATGACTTGGCAGGGACAATACGACATTATCGAATGTCCGGGAATGAGCGACGACACAATGGCTTTCTTCCAAAAGTCAAACCTTTGGTTCGGTACTAACTTGAAAGACCAATGGAACAACGTTGCGGTTTTGGACATGTATGACAAAGACCTTTCTGACAACGTACGTTTCGCAGCTTCTTTCTTCGCAGGTGCACAATACGGCTTCGGTGACGAAATCGCATTCTACCAATACACTGCATAATCTCAACCATTCTAACCCTTGCACAAGAGGTGGTGGCATAAAAACCACCCCTCTTTTGTGCTAATAAAAAAATAATAATATGGCTTGTGAATTAAGTACAGGATTTACACTCGATTGCAAAGACGGAATCGGTGGTATCAAACAAATTGTTTTAACAGATTGGATAAACGTTGATTTTACACTTGATGCAAATCAAGTAGTAACTACAATTACCGGACCTTCAGCAGGTGACTTGTATACTTACGAATTACCAACGCAAACTGGATCGTTCGAAGAAACAATTAACTTCAACCGTGACAACGGAACAGTATTTTATACACAGACAGTGAACGTAATGTTGCACAAATTATCAAGCGCAAAGCGTTTGGAGTTGCAAAACGTTGCACAAGCTCGTGTAATTGTATTCGTTCAAGACACTAATAACAATTGGTGGGCTGTTGGTTACGAAAACGGCGCAGACCTTTCAACGTCTACGGCAGGAACAGGAACAGCTTTAGGAGATGCAAATGGTTACACTTTAGCGTTTACTCACGAATCTGCAAAGCGTGCATATCTTTTGGATGGTGCGCCAAACACAATTCTTGACTAATCAAAAAACTTTTACACATAGAGGAACAAAGCGTTCCTCTGTG